CGGAGCCCAAGCCGTCCGCCAAGATCCGGACGATGCACGCCAGCCTCCAGTACAGCGACACCGACAAGCAGCAGGTGGCCGACGCGGACAAGATCTTCGCTCGCGCTGCCAAGCGGGAGGTCGACTGGGTCACCGGCACCGAGGCCGGGGAGAACCGGCTGTGGCAGATCGTCCGGCAGGCTGCGGAGAAGCACGGGTACAAGGCTCACCGCAACCGGGGAAACTGGGTGGCGGTGCGCAAGGCCGTGATCAAGAAGGGCACGTGGAAGACCGGCGACGTGTTCGTGATGAAGAACGACGACGTCGTCGGCCACGGCCACGACCCGGCGTTCCCGTGGGTCACGTTCGAGCACAAGACCCCCGGCGTCGGGGTCATCTCGGTCTCGGCCATCCACTACCCGACCAAGGGCCGCATCCCCTCCGATCCCAACCACTGGGTGAACCGGAAGTACGCGGAGAAGTTGAACGCCTGGGGCAAGGAGAAGGCGAAGGGTGTCGCTCTCGCGTTCGTGGGTGGCGACTTCAACATGCCCGACCAGCGCCAGTACGACCTGTTCTTCGGCGGTCCGTTCACGACCTACGGGGACGAGTTGAAGAAGTGGCCCAACACCGGCCACGGTCCCATCGACGCGATGGCGACGTGGGACGGCGACGGTCGCGTGAAGGTCCTGTCGTACCGGGTGCTGGACGACAAGGCGTTCTTCCTCAACACCGATCACTTCCTCATCGAGGGTGAGATCGAGGTTCGGCTGCTCAAGGTCTGACCGTGGCATACGAGCCCGGTCGCATCTCGCCACGGCTCCCCGTTCGGCCCAAGCCTGCGGGGAGCCGGGTGTCACGCTTGAAGTGCTGGATCCTCGGCCACGACCCGGTCGTGGCCTGGCCCACTGCCCACTGCCGTCGCTGCAAGGAGACGTGGCCCAAGTGACCGCCGTCCCGGAGACTCGGATCTCCCTCAATCCCCCGCGCCCGATCGCGGAGATGCCGCTGTACGAGAAGATCGGGTGGAGCCCTCACGAGGGACAGGTCCAGGTCATCGAGGCCAACATCCGGCAGAAGGTCGTCGCTGCTGGTCGCCGGTTCGGCAAGTCCGAGATCGGCGGGCACAAGTTGTTCCAGGAGGCACTCAACTCCCGGTTGGTTACGTCCATGCTCGAGGACCTCGGCAAGCGACGCGAGTTCTGGATCGTCGGCCCGTCCTATACGGACTCCGAGAAGGAGTTCCGCATCTTGTGGAACGAACTCTCCAAGGCCGGGTTCCGGGACTACTTCGACAAGCCGGGGTCGTACAACAACCCGGAGCAGGGAGACATGCACCTCTCCTTGTGGAAGGGTCGGTTCCAGGTCCACGCCAAGTCGGAGAAGCACCCGGACTCGCTGGTCGGTGAGGGTCTCTCCGGCGTGGTCTTGGCTGAGGCTGCGAAGTTGAAGGAGCGGACCTACAACAAGTTGATCCGCCCCACCCTCGCGGACTTCCTCGGCTGGTGCCTGATGACCTCCACTCCGGAGGGCAAGAACTGGTTCTACGAGATGTGGAAGCGGGGCCAGGACCCCACTCGTCCGGACTGGTGGAGCATGCGTGCCCCGTCCTGGATGAACCCGTACGTCTATCCTCAGGGTGCGACGGACGATGCGATCATGCTGCTGCGCCGGGCCATCCGGGACCACGAGATCATCGACCTGGACCTCTACCGGCGGCTCCGCATCGACCCGGAGATCGGGGAGTTGGCAGCCGACCTCACGGAGGAGGCGTTCAACCAGGAGATCGGTGCCATGTTCACCGAGTTCGTGGGCCGCGTCTTCAAGGGCTTCGACGAGGAGTTGCACGTCGGGGACTTCGTCCGGCAGCCCTCCTGGCCGCTGTACGCAGCGAGCGACGCGGGCTTCACGAACCCGGCGGTGTGGCTGCTGATCCAGGTGGACCCGTTCGGGGAGCAGATCCAGGTGCTCGACGAGTTGTACACCCCAGGGCTCACCGCTGAGGAGTTCGCGGCGGAGGTGCGCTCTCAGGGCCTTGCACCGGCCTCTGTCAAGCGGCTGTACCCGGACCCGGCGGACCCGGCCTTCGCCACCACCCTGTCCAAGAAGTTGAACGTCCCGCTCGGCAAGGGGACCGGCGGCGAGTTGAAGTGGCGTCTGGACGCGATCCGGGCCGCTCTGAAGGTCCGCAACCTGCACCTTCCGGAAGGTGACCCGACCCGTATCCCCCGGCTCCAGTTCGACCGGAAGTGCGAGCGGACGATCTCCGACATGCTGAACTACCGCTACCCGGAGAAGAAGGTCAACCAGGACGCCAACGCGCCGGAGAACCCGATGAAGAAGGACGACCACGGGCCGGAGGCCCTCGGCCGGTTCTTCGCCGGGCACTTCGGGCCGGAGCACCGCCGGGGACGCGCTCGCGCCACGAAGGCCGGGATGTCCGGCTGACGTGCGGTATCGTAGCCCTAGCCCCACCGACCAGGAGGACCCGTGGACCTGACTCCGTACTCGTCCGTGAAGCCGCTCATGGGTCCTCTGGACCAGTGGCTCACGGCGGAAGACGCTGAGCGACTGATGGCGTATGCCATCTATGAGGGCATCTACCGGAACACCCCCGAGGTGTTCAAGTTGGTGCAGCGTGGGGACGAGTCGAACCCCATCTACCTCCCGTCCGCCAAGACGATCATCGAGGCGAAGAACAGGTATCTGGCCAAGGGCTGGAACTACGCCATCGTGCCGGGCCTGGGCTCGGACGAGGAGCGCAAGGCGCTCGCCTACATGCTGGAGACCCTCTTCCGTCGAGAGATCATCCGGACGAAGTTCAAGACGCAGAAGCGTTGGGGACTCGTCCGGGGCGACCAGGTCTGGCACGTGGTGGCCGACGAGGACAAGGACCCCGGCTCCCGCATCTCGGTGTACGAGGTCGACCCGGCGTCGTACTTCCCCATCTACGACCCGTGGAACCCCGACAAGATCCTCGGTGTGCACCTGGTCGACCCGGTGGTCAACTCCGGGGGCAAGACGGTCATCAAGCGGCAGACCTACCGCAAGACCGACACGGGAAAGATCTCGTACGAACTCTCCTGGTGGGAGGCCGGTGCGTGGGACGACCGGGACCCGGACATCAAGTTGAAGAAGGTCCAGGGCAAGGAGATCCCGGAGGGCGACTACAACGCGCCGGACGCTTACGAACTCCCCGACACGATCACGTCCATCCCGGTGTACCACATCAAGAACAACCGGGTCACCGGCCAGCCGTTCGGCACCAGCGATCTCGCGGGCTTCGAGACCCTGTTCACCGGGATCAACCAGACCATCTCGGACGAGGACCTCACGCTCGCTCTCCAGGGACTCGGCCTCTACTGGACCAACTCCGGCCCGCCGACTGACCCGGAGACCGGCGAGGAGACCAACTGGCGCTTCGGCCCCGGCTGGGTGGTGGAGATCGATCAGGACTCGACGTTCGGCCGCGTGACGGGAACCTCGACCGTGGAGCCCAGCCAGGCCCACATCACCAAGTTGGAGACGGCGATGAGGGAGGCGTCCGGTGTGCCGGACATCGCCATCGGCTCGGTGGACACCCAGGTGGCCGAGTCCGGCATCGCGCTCGCCTTCCACATGGCTCCGATCCTCGCGGGCAACGAGGAGAAGGAGGACGAGATCAACGGCGTCATGGACCACATGCTCCACGACATCGTCACGATGTGGTTCCCGGAGTTCGAGGACCTCGAGTCCCCGGCCCGTGCAGTGTCGACCGTGGGCGACCCGCTCCCGGTCAACCGGGCTGCCGTGCTCCAGGAGGTCGTGCAGATGCTCAGCACCACGCCTCCGCTGATCTCGGCCGAGTACGCTCGGGTGATCCTCCAGGAGAAGTTGGGGTACGACTTCCCGACCGAGATGGCGACGGCCATCGTCACCGAGGCCCAGGCGATCGCCGATGCACGGGCCGTGGACCCGTTCCTCGTCCGTGTGAAGCAGGAGTTGGAGGAGCAGGAGAACTCCGGTGGCGGTGCGTGACGTCGGAGACGCCGTCCGTATCCTCCACGAGATCACCGCACAACTCGAGGACCTGAGCCGGTCCGATCTCGAGACTCTCAATTCCACCCTGATGCACGCACACGACCACGTAGCATCGGAACTCAACGACAGAGCGCGCAGGAGGAACCGTGGCATCGAAGGCAGCCCCGAAGCGGCCGACTAGTCTGAAGGTCGGGTACATCGACTTCGACGTCAAGTGGCTGGACGACGAGGAGTGGAAGGCCGACCCTAACCTCGGCGACGGAGACGGGGGACAGTGCGACGGGGCTCGGGGAGTCATCTCCGTTCGCCTCGCCCACGAACAGCACCCGGTCCACGAGCGGGAGATCCTCCTCCACGAGACGCTGCACGCGTGCTTCTACGCCAGCGGGATCACGATCAACGACGACCTGCGGATCTACCCGGACATCGAGGAGGGCATCATCGCTCGGGTGGCCCCGGTCCTCACTGCCGTCTTCCGCGACAACCCGGAGTTCTCCCGGTTCATCGAGTCGTAAGTTCTCGCCATCTCGAAAGTTTTTCTCCGAAACACTACCGCGACGGACGATCGTCCCGTATCGTTCTACGCGTGGGACCGACCGGCGGTCCCGGAACCGGAGGAACCGAGATGTACGCGAACACCGCAGAGGCCCAGGCAGTCGTCAACCGCATGCAGGCGTACGGCGTCCAGGCAGACGGCGAGGTCGTCACCGCCGAGTACCACCAGGGCGTGTCGTACGACAACCTGATGTCGCTGGCCGAGGTCGCCGCCAAGGGTGGCCGCATCACCCGAGTGCGGATCCTGAAGGAGTACGGGCGCTGCGACATCTCGTACATCCACGCCACGCTGCGCGACGGCACCGTGGTCCCCGTCCGGCTCGACATGCCCTCCTCGGGCATCGGCCTCTGGTACCGCGAGGTCAAGGGCGAGTTCATCGCCTGGGCCAAGGAGGAGGGTGTCTTCGCCAAGGGCCTCGGCCTGCTGGACGAGGGCAACTGGTCGGTCCTGCACGGCTGAGCCCCGCGAGAGGCCTGGAGACGCGATCTCCAGGCCTCTCGTGCGTTACGATGGTGACATGTCCCCACTCGTCACGTATCTACGCCTCCAGCGGGCTCTCGACGCCGAGGTCTTGGCCATGCTCCGGGTCACGTACGCCTCCATCAGTGACGAACTCCGTCGGCTCACTGCCCTGGGTGGCTTCGGCAACCAGGTCCGGGTCAACCAGTTGCAACAGTCCCTCATCGCCATCAACCGAGACCTGAGCCGGTACTGGGCAGGTGTGGGGGACGTCACTCAGGCCCGGATGTACGACGCGGCTGCCGATGCGGCCGAGGCGATGTGGGACAGCCCGTACCTGAAGGCCGCGTACGGTGACGATGCGGACTACCTGATGCGTGGGGCCAGGGAAGCCGCGAGGACCCACCTCTCGACGGCCCTGGAGCGTGTCTCGGGCTCCTCCTACGTGCCGCTCGCCCAGTCGGTGTACGACAACCAGGCGCTGGCATCTGGCAAGATCGACGAGATCGTCAACGCCGCGCTCGGCCGGGGAGCCTCGGCAGCCGAACTGGCCCGCGATGTCCGAGCCTACGTGAACCCCAACGTCCGTGGAGGAGTCCGGTACGCGTCGCTCCGGCTCGGTCGAACGGAGTTGAACAACGCCTTCCACGCCGCGCAGGTGCGCTCCGCTGTGGAGTCCCCGTGGGTGGACCTCGTGAAGTGGAACCTCTCCGGCTCGCACCCCAAGCCGGACGAGTGCAACCAGTACGCCGAGGACGACAACGACGGGAAGGGAGCCGGGCTGTGGAGGCCCTCCCAGGTCCCGGCCAAGCCCCACCCCAACTGCCTGTGCTACACCACCACGGTCGACATCAGCCGGGAGGAGTTCTTTCGGAGGTTCGAGGCAGGTCAGTTCGACTCCGTCGTGGACCAGATGATGCGTGAAGGTGGTGTGACCTTCCGGTAGTCCCCGGCGCGCCGAGCCGGATGCACTTCCCTGTACCTGGATCTGTAGGGTATGCTTCCCCTCGACACAACGTCCGCCAGACCCAGGAGGTCACGGAGATGGGGCTGAGCCTCGCAGAAGCCGCAGTGAGCGGCACCAAGTCCATCGCGACCATCGAGGACCAGAAGCAGGCGCTGCTGGCCTCCGGCGACATCGAAGGGCTGATCGGTCTGAACCGGTCGATCTTCGGGGGAGCCACCATGATGGCCAAGAAGGACGACGACGCTGACGACGACGGTGACGACGACGATGACGACGACGCCGACGACGACGGAGACGATGACGACGAGGACGAGGACGACGACGAGAAGGGCAAGAAGAAGAAGCCCGACCCGAAGGATGTCCGGATCCAGGAGTTGAGCGCCGAGGCCAAGAAGCGCCGTGTGAAGGCTCGCGAGCAGCGGGAGCGGATCGCGGAACTCGAGGCCGAGAACTCTCGACTCAAGGGCAGCAAGCCGAAGCGGAAGGCCAAGGAGGACGAGGACGACGAGGATGCCGACGACTCGGCGGACTCCGAGGACCTCAAGAAGTCCCAGGCGGAGAACGAAACCCTGAAGGAGCGGCTGCGCAAGCAGACCATCCGCCAGGAGTTCAACGACATCCTCGCCCGGCCCAAGCAGAAGATCAAGTTCAAGGACCCGAAGGTCGCCTTCCGGCTCCTCGATCTCGACGACGTCGAGGTTGACGAGGAGGAGGACGAGGTCGACGGTCTCGAGGACGCGATCAAGGCTCTCGCCAAGGAGGCCCCGTACCTGCTCGTCGACGACGAGAAGGACGAGGACGACGAGGACGAGGATGAGTCGCCCAGGCGTCGCCAGACCGGCCAGCGGACCGGCGGGAAGCGGAAGAAGGGTCAGCCCAACCGCGACGCGCTGATCAAGAAGTACAACATGAAGCGCTGAGCCCCGAGGCTCCAGCACCCATCCCACAGGAAGGACCAACCGTCATGGGCACTGCCCGGTACGACAAGTACGACGGCATGGTCGGTGGCTTCCGAGCGGCTCTCGCCGCCGACTGGGACAGCGACGACGTGGGCGTGCCCACCGCTGTGACCCTGGACGGCAACGGTCGAGTCGTGAAGGTGGCAGCCGCCGACACCGCCGAGGCGGTCCTCGTGATCGACCAGCCCATGGCGGCTGGCGATGTCGTGGACTGCATGACCGCCGGGGAGATCGTGGACTGCGAGGGCCTCGCGGCCGGAACCGTCTACTTCTCCAAGGCCGACGCGACCCTGGAGTCCGCTGCCCCGGCGGCTGGCGCCAACAAGGTCAAGATCGGACGCACCGTCGAGGCCACTCGCCTCGTCGTCCGCGTCCAGAAGGTGCAGGGCTGAGCGATGACTCTCCAGACCTACAGCCCCAGCCAGGCCAAGTCCTTCCTGGACCGTGGCGACCTCAACGGGCTGCTCTCGCTCCGTGCGGGCCAGTTCCAGGACATGTACATGATGGCGCGTGGCTACAACGCCGTCGCGGACGTCCTGACGCAGACCGCCGACGGGCGCGACCTGAACGACATCTGGAACGAGTTCCAGGCGACGGTCGCGATCCAGAACGAGGAGCGCCAGCGGATCATCGACCTGCTGACCTTCCCGGTGACCAACGTCATCGAGGACGTCCCGCAGTTCGGTACCGAGGACTTCGAGGAGGCGTCGCAGTACGGCGTCCCGAAGGGCATCCGCCCCGAGGCCGACGTGCTCTCCCTCGGGTACACGTTCAAGTGGTACGACATCGCCAACCGCTTCACCTGGCAGTTCCTCGCGGAGGCCAGCGCGCAGCGGGTGGAGGCCGTCCACCAGCAGGTCCTGGACGCGGACAACCGGCTCCTGTTCAAGGAGGTCATGAAGACCCTCTTCCGGAACACGAACCGGACCGCGACCATCAAGGGCCAGAACTACAACGTGTACACGTTCTGGAACGCCGACGGCACCGTGCCTCCGGCCTACAAGGCGAACACGTTCGACGGGACCCACACGCACTTCCGTGCGTCCGGCGCGAACACCATCGTCTCGGAGGACCTCGACGAGATCGAGGACGACTTCAAGAGCCACGGCTACGGTGCCGAGAACGGCTCGACGATGTTCGTCCTGGTGAACGTCACCGAGGCGAACGTCATCCGGTCCTTCCGGGTGGCGAACGGTGACCGCTACGACTTCATCCCCGCTGCCGGGCAGCCGGGCCTGATCCTCTCGCAGGAGACGGTCCTCAACGGCCAGCCCGCCAGCACCTTCCGGGGCATGAACGTCATCGGGTCGTACGGCAACCTGCTCGTCATCGAGGAGGACTACGTGCCCCCGGCGTACGTCGTGGCGCTGGTGTCCGGCGGCGAGGCCAACATCCAGAACCCGATCGGCCTGCGCGAGCACGCCAACGCGGGTCTCCGGGGCCTCCGGCTGGTCAAGGGTCGTGAGGCGGACTACCCGCTGATCGACTCGTACTACGTCCGGGGCTTCGGCACCGGCGTCCGCCAGCGCGGTGCGGGCCTCGTGATGAAGATCACGTCCGGCGCGTACACCGTTCCTGCTCAGTACGCCTGATCGGAGGTCGTGACATGGCTCGCGAGTTCAAGGGTCCTCTGAGCAAGGAGGACATCGCCTGGCTGTCGGCCCGGTATCCGACTCCCTACGTGGAGCGGATGAAGGACCTGCACGGCGTCAAGGGCAAGGCCGACTCCGGGGACGCTCAGGCCAAGGCTGCGGCCGAGGCCAAGGCTGCCGAGGAGAAGGCGGCTCAGGAGGCCGAGGAGGCCCGTCTCGCGGCCGAGGCTGCCGGTGACGGTGGATCGGCCGGTGAGGACCCCGACGGGGCTGGAGA